CTTCACCAGCCTCACCGCCTCAAGTTTGAACTCGCGGCTGAACTTCCGTCTCTGCATTCCAACTCTCCAGTTCCGTCAAACACCTTATCTCGGTGTCCACGAAACCGGCAGCAGGCCAGGCGGTGTCGTTGGCCGTCTTGGTAAGCTTGTCCAGCTCTTGAGCCACGCCGAGTAGGCTCGGTTCGAGCTCCGCAAGGCGAGCGACCTGGTCCCTGAACGACAGGACGTCAATCGCCCCGGACCGCAGTTGTTGGATGAGTTCGCGGAAGGGCTCGAATCGGCTTGCCAGGATCATACCGCCGCGATCGGAAGTCTCCTTCAGCATCGCAGCTTCGATACCGGAGATGGCGGCCGCGACATCGGCCGCAAGTCGCTCCCCTTCTTCCTTCGAGATACGGCCAAGGCTGAGGTTCGAAGCAGCCGCACTATCGGAAGCATAGGATTTCGCCGCGCTTTTTGCGCGGTCCCAGCCCGGGCCGAGCCGGTCGATGATGTCCTCGTGCTCCTTCAGAATATCGTCAAGGTCGCGGACACTCTCGCCGCCGATGAGGTTGTAGGCCGCGATGCCAACCCCAGCGGCTGCGATCGCTGCGGTCGCAATCGGGAACCGGGCTGCGAGCGTGAGGGCTTCGGCACCAAGCGCTTTCAACGATCCGCGAACGCCTCCGGGACCCTCCTGCAGCGCGCCGTAGATTTGGCCGACCTGACTCGCAAAAATCTGCATCGGCGGCGCCCCGAGGGCCCACATCGTGGCGACGTCGTTGCCCTGCCGAGACAGGTTCAGCATCTGGTTCGCCGTCAGCTTCGCGGCGTCTGCGTTGTCGTTCAGAGCCTTGGTGAAGCGAGCCGAAGACTGCACGCTGCGGTCGGACCCACTGGCAAGCTTTGTGAGCTGCGCATTCGCGTAGACGGTCTGCACAGACAGACGCTCGAGCAGCGCGTTGACCTTGTCGATGCCGGCTTCTAGCTTCGACATGTCCGCGCCTGTTGCGACGGTGGTCTTGCCCAGCTGATCAGCGACGGCCTGCGCTTTGGCGCTTGCGGCTGAAAGCTTGTCGAGTTCAGCAGCTGCCCTCGTGACAGGCGCGCTCGTGACCTCGAGGCCAAGGGTTGCAACGCTCAATGGATTGTCTCGCTGGGTTGAATGAGCGTCTGCACGTCCGAGGAGCGCGAATGGACAGTTGGCTCAAAGCTCTGATCGCTACAGCTTGCGTCGTTGTGATCGCAGGCGGCTCGCAACTGATGTGGTCACGTTACGAGATAGTGCGCCGCCGAAGCTTGATAACGCAGCTTCGCGCGATGCCACCGAACTAGCTGTCTGGAAACATTGCATCGAAGAGCTCCGGCGTGATCGCCTGACCCTCCGGCTTTGCCCTCTCAGATGCGCCCCCGCCGAATACAGCCTTCAGCATCCCAACCCGGCCTGCGTACGCCACCCTGATCGCATTCACGTCGGCGTCGAGCGCCACGGGCGGCGCCCATCCGAGCCAGCCCAGGGCAACCTCGGCCAAGTCGTCGTAGTAGTCCTCGACCGAAATCAGCTCTCCTTCCGAGGGTTTCCCTTTTCCTCTCCCCCCTTGGCCGGCCGACCTCCGTTGGCGATGATCGCGACATACGTCGTCACGCCATCCACAAGCTCGGGCAGTCCAGTGCGGTACACCGCGTCCTCGACTTCGACCGGCTTCTTGCCAAGGCCGACGGCGATGATGGAGGTGATCATGTCCAAGTCGAGCTCGGTCACGCCACGAAGCGCACCGCGGATACCGCCGCTGCCCCGTGAGATCGCCTGAGCCGCCTTGAGGGACGGCCGCAAAGTCACGGTCTCGCCGTCGAGCACGATGTCGACGTCGCCTGCTCCCAGACGCGCGCTCATTTCTTCACCTCGCGCTTGTCGGCGTCGGCCGCCGGCACCGGAACCGGATCGCCTTCCGCGGTGAACGGCGCCGGAATGGCGACGGCTTCATCCTTGGTGAGGTCGACCTCGATGTAGTTGCCTGGCGCCAGGAGCGTCTCCTTTCCCCGGAACGACAGAACATGGGCGGCATCGCCCCTGTTGACGATCTTCATGAGGGTCTCCCTTAGCCGAGCGCTGCGGCGCGAACATAGTTGGTGTTGGGCAGGATGGAGCAGTTGAGCATGCGGACGGTATCGGCACCGCCGTTGGCCTCCTGCGCCGTTAGAACCATGCCGGCGAAGTATCGCCGCGATGGCGCCGGGACCGTCGTGGCTGTGTGTACGCCCGACTGTGTACCGGAGGTCGTGATCGCAACCCCGCCTGGCGTAGCGGAGACGGAGAACGTGTCGGTACTGAGCACCGACTTGACGTAGTACGTCGTGCCGGCCGTCAGGCCGGTCGGGAGCGCGCCGGTCGTCGAGAACTTGACCGGTGTGTTGGGGGCGAGCCCATGGGCAGTCCAGGTCACCACGCCTGGCGTCGCGATCGTCATGGTGGCGGCCGCCGACTTCGGTAGGGGCGCGTCGTTCAGATCGATGCGGAACGGATAGTTGTAGTCGGTCTGCTCGGCCGCGATGAGCGCGAGTTGTCCCGGATCGTTGAGGTTGATCGCGAAGTTGTCCGTGCGACTGGGCGCCTGCCGAGTTCCCTTCGCATTGATGATGCGGCGACGGTTGATCAGCTTCGTCGAGATCGTCTCGGCGCCGTCACCGGCACTACCCATCGTCTCGTACTGACCGACCTCGATCCACGTGATGGCGGCGAAGTCGGCTTCCACCACATCGATATCGGGAACTGCGATCGGGGCCGAACCGATATAGAAGCGGCTGCCGGCGACCGGCGTGACGGAAATGGGCATGGCGGCAACCTTTCAGGATTGAGCCCGCTGGTCGGGCAGTTAGGCGAAGCACTCGTAGGAGACGGTCACCGGCACTTGCCAATGCGTGTCATCCGCCACGGCAATTGCGGCGTCGGAAGCCTTCGTGACGCGCACCGTGACGCCACCGGCCCCCAACCTCATGTCCGCCGGGAACCACGCCGCAATCTGATCGGCCAAGGCCGTGGCGAGGGCCGTTCCTTCATTCTTCGGCCGGAACACGTCGACCTGCAGTATCCCGCGCCGCATGTGCGGCTCGCTCGATCCGATCATGATCCGCCGGCTTGTGTTCGGCACATGATTGACCCGGAGATATCCACCCGACGGCTTGGTGAACGCGACGTTCGGCCAGGCGACGGGGAGCGCCGGAGAGAGGATGAGCGCCGCCACCCGCGCGAGCAACGCGGTCTCGATGTCGATCAGGATAGCCATCAGAGATCCAGGCGCTTCCTCACGTCCGCCGACTTGGCCGCGACGATCTCCTGCCAGCGCTGCGCGACGAGCGCGACCCACGGGCGCGGCTCCCGTCCGTTCGCCCCGTAGTGGACGTAGGCCGCATAGTTGGCGGTGAAGCCGAGGTAGATCGTGTCGCCGACGTCGGCGCCATTGATGACCAGCACGACATCGCCAAGATCCGCCGGCACAGGCTTGCCCGGGTTGTCCTTTGTCATCGCCGGCAGCGCGTCCGTCGATGCCATCAGCGATGCACGGAGAAAGCCCGTGCGCTTGTAACGCGGTGTTGGAGGCGCCTCGTAGACCATGTCCACGAGGAGCTGGTCCATCTGCGAAACCAGTTCTTGTGTGCTCTCTCGGAACACGGCCGTGAGCGCCCCGTCGACCTTGTTCGCCCAAGCACCGACCTGGGCAGCGAAGGATGCCATCAGCGAACCAGCCGTGCCACGAAATCGATCTTGTACTCGGCGAAGCACTTGCATCCGAGAACATGCCGAGCGGGCACGCCTACCGCATGCGGGTACGGGATCATGGTGCCATCGGGTGCGACGAAGGGTTTATCGAACCGTACCGTCTGCGACTGCATTGCGACGTGCTGGACGCGCGGATGCTCCTGCGGAGTGTGGCGCCAGGTCTTGGTCACATCCTGGGCCGCGACTGCTCCTCGTGCGATCTGCTGGCGAAAAGCATGGTCCTTCGATTCTCCGAGAGCGGTCATCGTCTCGTTGAGGCCGATGGTGTCGGCTCGCAGCTTCAGGAGCCCGTCGGAGTATCGACCGACAATTCTATCGACCATCTCGCGCGGGACCGGCTTCCCCTCTCGGATCGCCTTCAGGATGGTGCGGTCGAAGCGCTTGTCACGGCGGCCGCGCTCCAGATAGGCCCGCATCTCGTCGGGATCGCCTGAAAGCAGCTGCCGGCGCGCGTTGTCGACGTAGCTCGCCTGCTGTGACGTCAGCCCGATGACGCCACCCTCGCGCCGACCGGTGACCCGGTTCATTTTTCCCGCGACGTCGACTGCCGTTCTGGTCGGATTGTCGCCGCGCGCCAAGCCGGCTTCGAACGAGGACCGGATCGCCAGCCGCTGATCCTCAACGATGTTGGTGACCAGCGCCGTCGAGTGCTCACGAAGCCACGTCTCGGCCTCGAGATTGCGGACGCCGAAGCGCACCACGACGCGGTGGCCCTCAGGGTCGCGAAGCGTCGGCATGTTCTCTACGGCCGCCACGCCGCCGCCATTGTAGGCTTCGCGGATGGCCTCCTCGAGCGGCCGGAATGCCGCTTCGTCCAAGTTCAGCGCCGCGATGGCGCCGTTGATGTCGCCGCGCTCCAGCCGCTCCACCACGCGCCGCAGGACGATGTTCGACCGGATGTCGTCGATGGCCTCCATGAAGGCGGCACGCACGCGCGGCTCGAACTGCTGGACGAGGGTTTCAAACCGCTCGCGCGGCGTCAGGCGGACGAGCATATCAGGCCTTGCACCATGCCTTCCAAGCCACCGGGGTTCCGGCGGATGGAACGGGCGTCAGGTTCGTTATGGCGCGCTCGGCGCCGTCGGTGACGATGCGATCGGTGACCGCCGGTACGACCTCGGGCACTGCGAACGTGACCATGTCACCCGTCTCGACGATCAGCACGCCGTTCTCGTAGCGCTGATGGAGACGCTTCACAGAGGCTTTCAGCGGATAGGTTGTCGTGGCCTCCGCGCCTGGTATCCATGGCGTCGACGGATCCGGCGCGGCACGCGTAACGCGCAGCAGCTTCACGGTGCCCTGCCCCAGCCCACCTTCCTCATCCGGCAGGAGCATCTCCTGCACCATGTCGGCCATGTCGTCATAGAAGCCCATCAGGCTGCTCGCTCGAACAGAAGCTTGTTCTCAGTCGGATGCTTGTCGACACGAGGCCGAGAAGCGCACGACCGAGACCGACCCTTCACCTCCCCCACCATTCGCCAACCTGCGGCATTCAGTGATGTGCCCGGCTCGCTGGCTAGGATGTAAGTTCCGATCCGACGATAGCCGAGTGCAAATGCTGCCCGAGCAGCAGCGCCATAGAGCAGCGAACACGCGTTGCGGGTGCCATTTGTCGCCAGCCGCGTTACCTCTAGTGTCCAGCCGTCGTCCCTTCCGCGCGCGACAGGACGACCGATTATGGCGACACCGACAATCTCACCGTCCAACGCCACACCGATCGAGAACTTATGGCCGACCACCGGCTTATGGTGCCGATGGTATATGCGAACGAACTCATTCGCGCTCCCCAAGTCGAGCGGAACTACCTCAAGACCGCCCATCACTACACCACGCACACGCCGATGCCGGCCTCTGACACCAGCAGCGGGGCGAGAAGGCCCTCGATGACGCTGGAAACCGGTGCCGAAGAGGAACCGGTTTCACCCGGCTCGAAGAACTCGCGCTCGATCGTGTCGATCTTCTGCCGCTTCACCCGCTTGGTGGGATCCGTGATGACGGTCAGCGCGCCAGGCTTCACCATCTCCATCAGCGCGGCCTGGTAGGCGGCGTTGATAACGCGCTTAGGGATCAGGTTGGAGGCCAGTGACGCACCGAAGGCCCAGGCGCCCGTACGAGGCCATGCTCGCTCCTGGTCGATGCCGCCCGTCGGTGTGCCCGTGAAGCGAGACCCATAGACAGCATCGATATAGTCGCTTCCCCGCTGACGTGCGGACTCCATGTCAGCATCGGGAAAGGTATGGCCGGCCACAGCAGCCCAATCAGCGAACCCGCCGTCGTCGCCATAGCCGGCCATGTCTTCAGACCTTCGCCTTGTCGACGTAGGCGCGCTTCTCGTCGTCTGTCATCGCGTTGAAGGCGTCCGCGTCTGCCTTCGACAGACCCTTCAGGTGGACCGTCTCGCCCTCGGTGACGTTGAACTTGCCGCCGCCGTGATGCTCAGCTTTCAACGCAGGGACGCCGGACCCTTTCTGGGCGTCGGCGAGCTGCCTCTTCAGCGCCTCGATCTCGGCGTCCTTGTCGACGAGGGCCTTCTCCGCTTCAGCCTTCGCTTCGGCGACCGCGCGATTGATCTCCTCCTGACCGGCCTTGATCGGCTCGCCGACGAGAAGCGCGTCGGGGTTCGCCTTGTAGGAGCCCCTGATCTCGAACCATCCGCTGGCTTCCAGATGCTCCCTCTCGCGCTGGTACACCTCGACCTCGACCGTCTGGCCGGGGTCGACGAGGATGGGACCGGCCGCGCCGTTGACGCCGCGGGGACCCCGCTGCTTGTTCGTGATCGTCAGCATGGTGGTCTCCTTAGATGCCGTCGAGGTAGCGGACCGACTTCGGCCGGCGGATGTCCACGCCGCTGACGCGGAACAGGCCGGGCACGTCGAACTTGATCGGGCCGGTCTGCCATGCCGGCAGGAAGCGGAAAGGCATGGGCATGTGGAACTTCAGCACGTCCGGCGCGCGACGGTACGCGACCATGCGCTTGCTGGACGAGGCGCCGGCCGTGTCCAAATAGCCGAAGAGCCCACGGATGGTCAGCGGCTGGCCCGTCGTGCGGGTATAGACGTTGTTGCGCTCCACCCACTCCAGGATCGTCGTCTGGTTGACCGCGTCGATCCTTCGCGATGCGAGGTCGAGAAGCACCGAGTACGGGAACAGGAGCGTGTCGGCCATTTCGGCGCCGTGGGTTCCCGTGAAGATGCCCGTGAGCTGGCCGTTGATGTCTCGCAGCACCTGGTCCGGCGTCTTCGAAGCGAAGGTCGTGGCCGAACCAGTTCCATCGGCGGGCGCCGTGGTGGCCGTCGGCGTCGAGGCGTTCACAAGCCCGGAGAAGCCCTTGGAAGCATCGCCGGCGAATGCCACCTGGTCGATCTTCTCCTCGGCGACGCGCCGTGCGACGGCAGCCTTGTCCGGCGTCAGGTTCATCCCGAGGAGCTGGGCAGTGCCAAGCTCTTCCAGGTTGTAGCCGTACCCGATCGCGGCCATGTGGACGGCTGTCTCGGCCTTGTCGCGGGTCAGTTCGACCTTGGGGACGTCCTGTGCGTTGCCGTTGAACCACTGGGCCTGACCGACACCATCCATCGAGAAGTAGGTGACGGTCTGAATCCACTCGGGCGCCGACGTGTCGACAGGGATCAGACCGGGATACTGGATGTCCTGGTACCGGATTGCGTAGACGGTCGGTTCGATGAGGGACGCCTGGCGGATCAGGAAGCTCATCGCAACCTGCTGGGCGTCCTGCATGACGTGTGCGTTCATGATGAGCGCTCCTTCGGGTTAGCTGAGACGCAGAGCAGCGAGACCGGCACCGGAGGTGCTGGTGTCCCACTGCGCGCCGGCGATGAGGGTGTTGCTGGACGCAGAGTTCGTGAGAACCCCCGTGGCCGGCACGAAGTAGACCGGATCGCCCTTGGCTACGGCGACCGACGCCTGAACGACGACGACGCCCTTCTTCATGATGCCAGCAGTGTCGTACTGCTCATACTTGCCGGTCGGCCGCGTGGCGTCGAGGACGGCGATGCCCTCGAACTTCTTCGAAGCCTCGGAATCGGTGACGGTGTCGTCGCGATCGCCGCAGACGGCAACCTTGCCGAAGCCGACGCCTTCGGCATCCTCGCAGATGCGCGAGACGATCACGTTCGGCTCCATGTTGAGGACCATGCCCTCGACCCAGCGGGGATGCCTCGCGTTGTAGGTGTCCTGCAGAGACGGCATCAGGCGGCTCCCTTCGAGTTCTGCCAGGCCGACTGGAGATGGTCGGTCATGGCCTTGTGGGCGGTGGTGGCGGCGCTGCCGTCGACGACGGGCTGCACGCCCTGCTGAACGGCCTGCCGGAAGGCGTCCGGCTTGGCCTTTGCGGCGTCCTCGACGAGGATGTCGAAGCGGGCGTCGATGTAGGCGTCGGTCTTGCCGGCCATATCTACGTCGCCGAGCACAGCGGTGACCGCAGCCTTGCGGATTGCGGCGTCGGACAGCCCGTCGGTCTTCACGTCCTTCGCGACGGCCTTGGCCTTGCCGATCAGCTCGGCGCGAGCGGCGACGCGCTTGTCGAGATCGGCATCGGAGAGGACCTTCGCCTTGAGACCGTCGATCTCGGCGTCCTTCTTCGCCAGCTCGGTGTCCTTCAGCTTGATGGCGTCCGCGTGTGCCTTGTCGACGTCAGCCAGCTTGGCATGGTGGGCCTTCTCGGCGTCCACAAGCTTGGCCGCTGAGGATTCGAGGTCCTTCATCAGCTTGGTGATGGCCTGGGCGCCCTGATCGGTGGTGGTCACCGACAGTCCATCCACGACCACAGTCCTGAGTGCGTCGCTCATCGCGCGCGTCTCCTTCTCTGGGGTTGGAGTGATCGGGGCCGGGCCCCACACATGCCGGTCGGCATCACCGATCCTGCATTCCGAGCCCGCGCGGCCGCGATCGACGATCGCCACATGGTTCGCGCGGATATTGGTCTGGCGAGCATCGTAGGCCTCGCCCGAAGGTGTCTTGCCCGCTTCCCAGACGAGATCGCAGGTGTAGCCGGCCGAAAGCTCACGCTTGCCGGCCTCGACCTCCTTGATGGCGGCGCCATCCTTGAGGATCAGCGGGAGGCGGATCCGGCTGCCGTCCCATGCCGCCTCTGTGCTGACCTCGCCGACGGCCAGAGCCTTCCAGTTGTCGGCGGTGACCAGTTCAGTCGGATGATCGAGGGTGACCGGCGCATGGCTGAAGGATCGCAGGCTGTTCACATCCCTGACCTGATCCTCGGCGCGGTAGACACGCACGACGGGCAACTCGGGCTTGCCGACTTCGGAACCTGCATAGAGCTGGATACCGCTGCGAACCGCGTTGGCGTCGGCGATGAGGTAGCCTTCGGCGGTCCGGCGGGTGCCAGACACCGTGACGGCGTCGGTAAATTGCATGGTGGCTCCTGCCTGCCGGCATGTGCACTTCAATCCCCTCGCGGGAGAGGATGGAGGTGAACATGGCCGCCGCACCGGCTTCCGGGCGGCGGCTGGTTCAGTCCAACAGTTTCAGCGGATGGTGATGTCCGGGTCGATGCGAGTGTAGGCGTCGACGGCGAAGCGCCACGAGGTGAACGGCTGGTTCTGGCTTCTGTAAGCGACGGCGTGCGAGTTCTCGCTCGGCATCGGCGTTCGCTGGGCATCCGTGATGATGGCAGCCGGCGCAACTTCGCTCATCATCGCCGCTGCATGAAGGTCGAGCGCCACGGTACAGATGCCAGGTTGCAGTTCGAACGCGCGGGCTGGCATCGACAGACACATGACGGCCGCAAGCATGGCGAAGCCGCCGAAGAAGAAACTTCGGATCAAGCGCATGTGGTTTCCTTTCGTGATTGCCGGGTTCCGCCCGGCTCGGTCAGTCCTCTCGGACAGTCTCGAATATCTCCGGCCCCAGCACGATCTTGCCCTGGTAGGGTGCGACCTTGGCGAGATCGACGTCCCCGCCGATCTGGATCGAGATGTGCGGCTGATAGTCCGGCCAATCCCAGGACGCGCCGGCGTCGATAATCTCGCGATGGCGCCACACCAGTTCGTTCGCTGTGATCAGCAGCGCGATGTAGCGGCCATCCTCGCCGAGCCGCTCGATCTGCCGCGGTCCGCCCTCGCTGATCTCCAGCTTCGGCGACCATGAGGTCCCGACCTTGAACCAGTCGACCGGTGTCCGGCTGTAGGCGATGGTGACGTGCAGGTCAGGCACGACATCGGTGAAGCCTTGCGACCTGGCCCAGCGATCGATCTCGGCACGATTGATGACGTCGCGGCGGACATACAGCGTGCGCGGTGCCGCATCATTGGCCGCCATGCGCCGCTGCTCGTTGCCATTCGCCGCCTGCTGCATCGCCAGCGCGGCCGTCTGTTCCTCAAGGCTCGGCTCCTGCTCAGCGAGCGTCCCGTACTCGTCGATGGCCGCCTCCAGCCCGGGCAGCGAGCCATCCTCGGTGAACGTGTTCACGAGGGCGTCGGACAGCGCCTCGACTGGCAGCAATGCGCCGGCGGCCGATCCAGCAAGAGCACGGGCGGCATCCGACTTAAGCTTGAAGATGTCCGCCCTTTCCTTTTCCGACATGCCCCAGAGTGGAGCCCACTCGTAGTAGACCTCTGCCGGCCGCGAGCCGAGCGCAGAGCGGATGATTGCCTCATCCATGCGGTGCATGGCGGGCGTCATCACGATCGCCTGCTCCGACGACAGCCGGTCGTAATAGTTCCGCAGGTCGCTTTCGCCCGTCGCGTTCATGCCGGCTGGCGCCTGACCAAGTAGCCGGGTAGCCGGGATGTCAGCCGCGCCGGACACGATCTGCAGGAAGCGGTCGAGGATGTCGGGCAGCGTCGCGAAGCTGGGCGACTTGCTGTCGTATTCCTCTTCCTTGTCGAGCAGGAGCGCGCCGTTGATCCCCTTGGCTGTTGCGGCGAGCGTCAGGCGCTCCAGGAGCCGGGTCTTGTAGCCCTCATCCTTCACGCTCGCCATGAAGTTCGGGATTTTGAAGATGTCGACCTTGGCTTCGAATACGAGGCTCGCGATGTTGGCCGCTGTCCCGTCCGCCTGCTTGATCGCCTCCATCACGGCCAGCAGGACGCTATCGCCCCACACCATGTCACCGCCGGCAAGTTCGACGTCCGGCTGCGGGTTGCCTGAGAAGATCGCAAGCCGCGAAGGATGGATGTCCACCTGCACCGCGGCGCCGGCGGTCATCGTGTAGACACGTGGCTTGCCGAACCATTCGGAGGTCACATCGCGGTCGAGTTCGCCGGCTTTCAGTTCGCGACGGGTCAGCACCGTGAGATGCCTGATGCCGCCCTTCCCGATCCGCTCGACATCGAGTGGTTGCGACAGATCCTCATCGCCGGTGCCGAGGTGGATAGCAGCGCCCCCCCACAGGCGGGACTTGATCCTCGCCTCCAGCACCTTGCCGCGAACATTCAGCCGGTTCTCTTCGGCCTCAATCGCCTCGATCTGTTCCTGCTCCGCCTGCCAGTCGCGCCAGGCTCGAACCGTGTCGAAAGCGGGGATGTCGACGATCTTCCGAGGAAGCCATGCGCCGCGGTAGGCATTCAGAAGCTGGGCGTCGTCGATCAGCGGGACCGCGTAGTAGCTGTGAGCGGCCTTGTCGCGCTCGGTGCCCATGCGAGAAACGAGGTTCGTCAGGCTATCGCCAAGATAGCTCATCAGGTTGACGACAGCGCCCACGGCGACCTCAGATGTTGTGCAGCGTGTAGGTGCTTCCGTCGACCATCAATTCGGTCAGCGCCCACACAAGGGCATCGGCCCGGTCGGGCGATCCCTCACCGATGTATCCTGAGGCATCGATTTGGCACATCTGGTCTTCGAGCTCAGCGAAAGAGCCAACGTGCGAGATGCGTCCTTGTTCGTACAAGGCTGCGACCGGCTCTGCTCGGGCGACTTTGCCCCTGCTCGCGGTCACCTCCTTGTACGCAACGTTGTGATCGATGGTGCGAATGACGTGCTCGACCATCGCGCCTCCGAAATTCCGCTCGGCGATTATCCGGTCAGCTTCGAATTCACGATATGCAGCAACCGCCCGCCTGCCCCATCCGTCGGGGCTCAGCTTGCACGTTCGGTCGGCCAGGACATAACCCCGACCGTCGATCCCTTTTCCGGCGATGGCGATGCCGATCTCATCGCCTTCATCGCTCTCGCCCTTTGTCCCGGACGGATCGACTGCAACGACGATTCGCTGCATCTCTGGCGCCTGTCGAAGCCTCGTTCGGTCGATCGCCTCTCGCGTCCACAACGCGCCCGGCAGATCATCCAGTATCTCTGCATTCAACTCTTGTCGGCCAAGGCGTGTGCCTTCGTACTTCGCAACCACTTGGGTCAGAAACGATGGAGCAAGGTTGACCGCGTTGTCGAATGTACTGCCCCTCGTGGTCACCGTCGTCGGCGACTTCAGGATTTCCTTCAGAACCGGAATGGGGCGAGGCGTCGTCGTGATGATCTGGCGCGGGCTAACTCCAAGCCGGAGCCCGAACTGCAACTGGTCCCACGTCTCCCGTGCGTATCGCCACTTCGCCAGCTCATCGCAGAAGGCGGCGTCGTGCTGAGGACCGCGAAGCTGGTCGGGCTCGACCGCGTTGTAGAGCGTCGCAACGGCCCCATTGGGCCAGGTCAGCCGCCGTTTGGAAGGCTCGTATTGCGGCCGGAAATCCCTTGGATGCACGGACAGGATGCCGCTGTCGCCCTCAACCAGGACATCGCGGGCATCGGCAGCTGTCTCGGCGACGATGGCGATGCGGTGATGGCTGCCTTGCGCCAGCGGCGTCGGCCCACAGGCAATGGACCTAACCCATTCACTTCCGCATCGGGTCTTGCCGAAGCCGCGGCCCGCCAGCACCAACCAGGTGAGCCAGTCGCCATCAGGCGGGATCTGGTTGGGCCTACCCCAGAAGCGCCAATCATATTCGAGCGCGTCGAGCTCAGCTTCGGTCAGATCAGCTAGGATCGCCTCTCTTTCCGACGCGTTCAGCGAGGCCAGCAATTCGGCCAGCGATTCGTTCACGAGCAGACACCTCAACCTGGACCGGCCCGCCGCCAGGTGTAGACAGCTCAGTCGACACCCGATCCTTGAACTTGTCCGGCCGGCGCGCCTTCAGGAGAAAGATCATGAGCGTATCGGAATGACGCTGAACATGACCGACCACATCGCCTTTGTAGAAGACCGGTTCCGTGACACCGTGCCGCGCACGTCGCTGAGCTTCGTCTTCAAGCCGGTCGGTTCCCTCTTCGACCGCTTCGTCCCAGGCCTTTCGGAACTCTTCGTCGGCATCGCGCCAGTCGTAGGCGGTCCGACGGCTGATACCTGCGTCGATACAGGCCGCGGTGACGGACTGGCCATCGCGCAGACTGTCGAGAAGCGCCGCTTCCTTTTTTGGCGTGCGGCTTGTGCGATTGGCCATGGCGACAGTGGCGCCGATGGCGCTCCTGTTTCGGGAATGTCGGCGAAAACAAAAAAGGCCGCCTCGCGGCGACCTCACTGGCGCAAATCAACACCATGACGAGAAAGTGCGGGGTTTCTGCCAGAATGTCAACGGGTCAGAGGTATCGAAAATGCAGCGCGCAAGTGCGTAGGTCCTGATGCAGGACGGCAGCCATATCGCGGTCGGACTGGCCGTGCTTTCTGGCCAATTCCGCGGTTGTTTGACCTAGGACACAGTAGTCAATCAGCCTTGCAGTGGGATGCCGTCCGAGTTCACGGGCGGCCTGCCCGACCTCTCGCATGGCAACAACGCGAGCCTCCGAAATTCCAGTTGCGTAGCCGGAGGAGGTTCCGCGGAGAAAGTCGGCGGACGAGGCTACTGCTATCCCCGATCGCTCCCACAAGCGGGCGAAATGAGATCCGGCATGAAAGAGCGGTCCCGCCTTATCCCTTCCGTATCGCCATTCGAACGTGCCGGGCCGACACCGAATGGTTTGCGTGAGAGTTCGAACCCGCTGGCCTTGCAAGTCCCTTACCTGGACCGAAGCGTCGATAGCCCCATCTTTGCCCCCGTCCGAAGCACGGAGCGCAGCATAAGCGCGCCTCTCTTCGCGTTTGGCCTTTGCGT